AATCCTGAGCAGGCTGCACTAGTTTCGGTCATGACAGGGGCCTTAACTGGTGCGTTTGGTCTATTTTTGGGCAAAAAAGAATAATGGCTGAACTCAATGTCAGTCTATTGCCGTGGCAGGAAGAGGTTTTTCACGATACTACTCGCTTTAAGGTAGTTGCTGCAGGCAGACGCACCGGAAAGTCGCGATTAGCCGCATGGCTGTTAATTATCAACGCCCTACAGACCGAAAAGGGGCAAGTTTTTTACGTTGCACCAACTCAGGGCCAAGCACGCGACATTATGTGGCAAACCCTTATGGAACTGGGCCATCCGGTTATTGCTGGCTCGCATATCAACAACCTTCAGATCAAACTGGTTAATGGCACGATGATTAGCCTCAAAGGTGCTGACCGACCGGAAACTATGCGCGGTGTGTCACTAGGTTTTCTTGTTATGGACGAATACGCCGATATGAAGCCCGAGGTCTGGGAGCAGATCCTCAGGCCCGCTCTTGCCGACCAAAAGGGTGAAGCGTTGTTTATCGGAACCCCGATGGGCCGTAACCATTTTTACGAACTGTACAAGTATGCTGAGCTAGGTGATGACGAAACCTATAAGGCCTGGCACTTTACGAGTTACGATAATTCCATGCTGGATTCTGGCGAAATTGACATTGCCAAGAAATCCATGTCTAGTTACGCCTTTAGACAGGAGTTTATGGCTTCATTTGAGGCTAGAGGCTCTGAAATGTTCAAAGAAGAGTGGGTTAGGTTTGGCGAAAGCCCAGAAGAGGGCGATTACTATATTGCCGTTGACCTGGCTGGCTTTGAGGATGTCAACAAGAAACGAACCAAGAATACAAAACTGGACGATACTGCGATTGCAGTTGCAAAGGTAAATGAGAATGGCTGGTTTGTGGAAAACATTATCTACGGTCGCTGGGGCCTTGATGAGACGGCTACGAAGATTTTTCAAGCCGTCCGTGACTACCGACCAATCAGTGTCGGAATCGAAAAAGGAATCGCCAAACAAGCAGTAATGTCGCCGCTAATGGACTTGATGAAGCGGTATGGTACGTTTTTTAGGGTTGAGGAATTAACACACGGAAACAAGAAAAAGACTGACAGGGTGATGTGGGCCTTACAAGGAAGGTTTGAAAACGGCTATATCACCCTGAATCAAGGCGAATGGAATGTTAAGTTCCTTGACCAGTTGTTTCAGTTTCCAGACGTATTGACGCATGATGACCTGATTGATGCGTTGGCGTACATAGATCAGTTGGCTGAAGTAGCCTATGACTATGAATATGAAATCGAAGACCACGAAATCTTGGATGTGGTAGCGGGATACTAAAATGGCAGAAGAAACTTTTAAGGATAGGTTTTATGCAGCCATTGATGCCGCAAAAGCTACAGACGAAGAAATGGCTGAAGAGTTTAAGGAAGGCGATGGAAGATGGGGCGAAACAAAGCTGGGCGGTGACTCTCCTACAGGAAGGCCAAAGATTTATATAAACCATAAAAAATTTAAAAGAAACCCCGAAACAGGAAAGGATTATGAGCAAGAAATGCTCATAGGTGAGGGCATTCACCTAATAAAGGATTTTGACCCGCAAAGAGCGGAGCGTTTATTTAGAACTGCAATATCTGATCCTGGCGTATTGTCGTGGCTAAGAGAAGGCTATGATCTTGAAGTAATAAAAAATGACAGGATTCCCGACAATCAAAAGCGCAGTTTTGAAAATTATGTAAGGTATTCGCGTTTAGATCAGATTATTGGTCATTATTTGTTAGGAAATAAAAATTCTTCAGTACCAACCAATCGCAGTTTTCCTGTGCAAAAATTTGTTGATGCGGGAAGATATGGAACAAAATTTAAAGATGAGCTTGATAGGCTTAAAACAGACTTAGAGCTTTGACAAGGTTTTATTATGGCAGATGACTACAGCCCAGACCCGTTAATGGCCGAACAGTCTATTGAGGCTTGGGTTATTAACAAATGTGATGATTGGCGCGATTATTACGAGTCTAATTACGAAGACCGCTTTGATGAATACTACAGGCTCTGGCGTGGTCAGTGGAGTCCAGAGGATTCCGAAAGGGCGTCAGAACGCTCAAGGATTATATCCCCAGCTTTGCAGCAGGCCGTAGAGTCCAATGTTGCAGAACTGGAAGAAGCGACATTTGGTCGTGGCAAGTTTTTTGATATTGCCGATGATGTCGTAGATGCACAAAAACAGGAAGCCCTGTTTTTACGAAACAAGCTGGCTGAAGACTTTGAAACCTGTAAGGTCCGTAAGGCAGTAGCGGAGTGTCTGATTAACTCAGCCGTATTTGGTACGGGCGTTGGTGAGATAGTCCTGGAAGAAATTAAGGAAATGGCTCCCGCCACCGAACCGATTATGGGCGGCGATCTTCAGGCGGTGGGCGTCAACATTACCGACCGTGTAGTCGTAAAGCTCAAGCCGGTATTACCGCAAAATTTCCTGATAGACCCTGTAGCGACTTCAGTTGAGGATGCCTACGGTGTTGCGGTCGATGAGTTTGTCAGCCGCCATAGCGTCGAGATACTTCAAGAACAAGGTGTGTATCGTGAAGCCACGATTGAATCAGCCTCACCCGATACCGATTTGGAACCCGATCAAGAACTGACTATCTACAATGATGACAAGGTTCGTTTAACGAAATACTACGGCCTTGTCCCTAGGGATCTTCTGGAAAAAGAAGATGTCGAGATAGAAGAAGACTCCATGTATGTCGAGGCGATTGTCGTGATTGCCAATGGTGGCGTACTGCTCAAGGCTGAAGCCAACCCATACATGATGAATGACCGCCCTGTTGTGGCGTTTCCTTGGGATGTAGTTCCTGGGCGATTCTGGGGTCGTGGTGTTTGTGAAAAGGGCTATAACAGCCAGAAGGCGCTGGATACAGAGCTTAGAGCAAGAATTGATGCCCTGAGTTTAACTATCCACCCAATGCTCGCTGTGGACGCTACACGGCTTCCTAGAGGGGCTAAACCGGAAGTACGCCCCGGCAAGATGATCTTAACTAACGGAGATCCGCGTGAAGTATTACAGCCGTTCAACTTTGGGCAAGTCAACCAGATTACGTTTGGTCAAGCCGCTGCGCTACAACAAATGGTACAACAGGCTACTGGGGCGGTTGATTCTGCTGGAATCGCAGGCCAGGTTAATGGTGAAGCAACGGCCGCTGGCATCAGTATGTCTCTCGGCGCTATTATCAAGCGCCATAAGCGTACTCTTATTAACTTCCAGCAGTCCTTCCTCCTGCCCTTTGTAACCAAGGCGGCACACCGTTATATGCAGTTTGACCCCGAAAACTACCCCGTAGCGGATTATAAGTTTGTTGCTACAAGTACTTTGGGGATTATCGCTAGGGAATATGAGGTTTCACAGCTAGTGCAGTTGCTTCAGACAATGCAGCAGGATAGCCCTGCTTATTCAATACTGATGCAAAGCATTATTGAAAACATGAACCTGAATAACCGTGAGCAGTTGATTGCGGCTATGCAACAGGCAGCACAGCCTAATCCTCAAGCTCAGCAGATGGCAATGCAGGCACAGCAAGTACAGCTTGCCTTACAGCAGAGTCAGGCTGCAGCACTTAATGCTCAGGCTCAAGAATCTCAGGCAAGAGCAGGCAAACTGGCGGTTGAGGCACAACTTGCTCCTGAAGAAATTGAAATAGAAAAGATTGAAGCTGTCACAAGAAACCTGAAAGAAGGCGATCAGGACGATAAAGAGTTTGAGAGAAGGCTAAAAGTGGCCAACACGCTTTTAAAAGAAAAAGAGCTTGAAATGAAAAACCAGCCAAAACTAGAGCCACCTGACAATTCTTCCGAAAAAGAACTAGAGCAAAAGCTTCTTAATCAATTGATGGGATAAGTTATGTCTGAGTTAGTTGTTGCAGCCGCCTTAGCAAAAATAGCTACAGAGCTTGGCGATATTAAGGGCGAGCAAGGTCCAGAAGGCCCACAGGGGCCGCAAGGTATTCAGGGACCAAAAGGTGAACAAGGCCCAGCAGGGCCAGAAGGCAAGGATGGCCCACAAGGTCCACAAGGTCCGCAAGGGCCGCAAGGAAGTCAGGGAGCCGGTGTTTCTAATATCAAGAGTGACAACATTGATGGAAGTCTAACATTCACATTTTCGGATGGATCAGAAAAAACAGTTTTGCTTCCAATAGCCAAAGCGGAAGGTAAAGGCAAAAATAAAGGTGGTTTTGTTCTGCACCGTGGCGCAACAAAAATTAATGATCTTACCGATGTAAACATTACGGATAATCCTCCCACAAATGGTCAGGCGCTTGTTTTTAATGCTGCAAATAATCGTTTTCAACCGGGAACGGTTTCGGGTGGTGGCGGAGGCGGGGTTACCCTGTCAGCAATTGGTGAAAGCATTATCCCGGACACCAATGAAGCCTACGATTTAGGATCATCTAGCAAAAAGTTTCGTGACCTTTATCTTAGCGGTTCGTCTATTACTTTAGGTTCTAAGACTATTACCTCAGATAGCGGTGGTGTAATAGTTGATTCTTTAAAAATTGGTTCCGGGTCAGATCAAGTTACATTAACAGCAAGCAGCGGGAGCCTTTTGACAGGTGGAAGCCAAGTTAGTGGAATAGCTTTAACTGATTTGTCTGTCGGCTCAGAAGCCAGTGCTAGTGGTGATGGTGGGATAGCTTATAACAATAGCAGTGGTGTATTTACTTATACGCCGCCTGATTTATCTACATATTTAACATCTGTAGCATTTTCTGATATTGCTGCAGGTGCAGTATTGTTGTCATCAGAAACCTTTGCAGATTCAGATTCTCAATTGATGACCGCTGCTGCAATCGATGATCGCATTAACGGCAAAGGATATATAACTGCTAATCAGACAATTACATTAAGTGGTGATGTTTCAGGATCAGGAACAACTAGCATTGCCGTTACAATCGCTGATGATTCCCACAACCATGTTATTTCTAATGTAGATGGCCTTCAGGCGGCATTAGACGCAAAACTTGCAAACCTTTCTGAAGACACTAGCCCGCAGCTAGGCGGCAACCTTGATTTAAATGGTAACGACATAGTTACTACTAGTAACGCTGATATTGACCTGGACCCTAACGGCTCTGGTGTAGCGGTATTTAAGGGCAATGCAACCCGCGGGGCTGGTCAGTTCAAACTAAACTGCGAGCAAAATAGCCACGGTATTATAATTAAAGGACCGCCTCATAGTGCGGGAGCGTCTTATACTCTTACGCTTCCTGATGATGACGGCAGCGCTAACCAAGTACTTAAAACAGATGGATCTGGAAACCTAAGCTGGGTTGCTCAAAGTGGTGGCGGTGGTGGTATTACAACAGGTAAAGCCATTGCAATGGCAATGATATTCGGAGGATAAAATGGCAGCGCCTAACATTGTCAATGTAGCTACGATTACCATGAAAACAGCTGTGCAGGCCGTTGGAACATCAGCAACAGCAATAGTGACCAATTCTGCAAGCAGTGGGAAGGTTTTTAAAGTAAATGCTTTGTATATTTCTAATGTTGATGGATCAGATAGTGCTGACATTTCCATAGACATTTATAGATCATCGACCGCATATCATGTTGCAAAAACAATTCGCGTCCCTGCTGATGCAACCTTAGATGTTCTTTCAAAACCAATATCCTTAGAAGAGGGTGATGCCTTGCGTTTGACAGCTAGTGCTGCAAGCGATTTGCAGGCTGTTTGTTCTTATGAGGAGCTAAGTTAGATGGCTCAATATCCAAATTCTTCTGATGCTAGCGGAATATGGTCTTTACAAGAGCAATACGTAGCAAAAAGCGGCGATAACTGGCCAACAGCAGGTCATTCTGTAGAGTATTTGGTGGTTGCTGGTGGGGCGTCGGGCGGATCTCAGTCTGGCGGTGGTGGTGGGGCTGGCGGCGCATTAACTGGCACATGGAATAATTTAGCTTCATCAGTGGCTGTTACCGTAACTGTTGGGGGTGGCGGTAGCGGTGTAGTCGGAAGTGGCGCGATTGGAAATGATGGCTCTGCAAGCTCTATTGCTGCCACAGGATTTACCACTGTTTCTACAACAGGCGGTGGAGGCGGTGGCGGATACGGCCAAAATGGCAGAAATGGTGGTTCTGGCGGAGGAGGCGGTGTTTCTGGAACCGCTGGACTAAAAACTGGAGGTTCTGGGGTCTCGGGGCAAGGGTACGCTGGAGGTTCTGGTGGTATTGATAACAGTACAGACAATGATGTAGCTGGTGGTGGCGGTGGTGCTGGTGGCGTTGGCGATGATTACAACACTGGCGGTGGAACAAACGGCGGCGATGGCGGCATAGGACTTTCAAGTTCTATAACAGGATCCTCTGTACATTATGCAGGCGGTGGCGGTGGGGCAACTCACCCTAATCCGCGTTCTCCCGGTTCTGGAGGGTCAGGAGGCGGCGGTGATGGCGCAACAAATGGCCAAAACGGCACGGCTGGCACAGCAAATACTGGTGGCGGTGGTGGTGGAGCGTCAGAATACAACAACACATCAGGAGCAGGAGGCTCTGGCGTTGTTATATTAAAAACATTATCAACTGCCTCCGCAACTACAGGGTCGCCAACAACTAGCACGGACGGCTCGTATAACATTTACAAGTTTACTGGCTCGGGGAGTATTACTTTCTAATGGCATATTTTGCAGAAATTGGTACTGACAACATAATTTTGCGAGTAATTGCAGTTAATAATAATGTGCTATTGGACAAAAACGGCGATGAGCAAGAGTCGCTAGGAGAGACGTTTTGCCGCGATTTGTTTGGAGGTACATGGAAGCAAACCTCTTATAACGCAACTATTAGAAAAAACTTTGCTAGTGCTGGGTATACTTATGATTCGTCCAGAGACGCTTTTGTTCCTCCCAAGCCTTATGCTAGCTGGGTTTTAGATGAAACTACATGTTTGTGGTCTGCACCAAGTAAAATGCCAACAGATGGTAAAAAGTACACATGGGATGAAGATTCTACCTCTTGGGTTGAGGTGTCATAAATGTTGATGACTCAGACAGAGCTAAATAACTTGTTTGGGCAGGTAAATGATGCTTTTAAAGAACAATCTGACCGTTTGAAAGAACTGAAACAGCAGTTAGACCATTTAGAGGAAAGGCTTAATGGCTACGAAAAAAGATCCAAAACTGGCACGCGCGGGCGTAAGCGGGTACAA